ACAGCACCGTCAGCCAGAAGGCGGACGCGAGCGCTGTTCAGACCCTGCAGAACACGGTGGCGCAGCAGGGCAAAGACATTACGGCGGCGAACAGCGCGATAACGAAGCTGACCAGCGACCTGTCGACGACGAATGCCAATGTCAACAAAAAGGCGGATGCGAGTGCGCTGCAGACGCTGCAAAACACCGTGGCGGAGCAGGGCAAAACGCTGACAAGCCAGGGCAGCAGCCTGACGCAGCTGAGTAACAGCCTCAATGAAGCTGTTGCTGATGCGGATGCCTCCCGGGCGATACCCGGCAACCTGATTTCCAACGGGTCATTCGAGCGCGGCCAGGCTGCGTTTACTGGCTGGCAGTCAGCGACGTCAGTCATAACGGCATTGTCACCGTACAACGGCACCCGAATCCTCAAGGTGGTGCCGGGCAGTAACGTGGTCTCGCTGCTTCAGAAGATTTCGTTCATAAAGGATCGCACCTACAAAATAGGTGTGTTCACGCGTGTTTCAGGTGGCACGACAATGCCGTCAGGCGCTGCCGGAAATAACAAGCTGCGTATTGGTGAATCCGGCGGACCACTGAAAGAGGTGCAGTTCAATCCCGCGACGCTGCCGACAGGCTCTGTCTGGCAGGAAATTTCTGGCACATGGAAGGCGACGAAAACGGCAGTCCTTGACGTCTCCATTATGGTACTGCTGGCGACGGGTGAGCAGTATTTTGATGATTTCTATCTTATTGACGTGACTGATGAGACCAGTATTGCGGCCAGCGCCACTGCCATCAGTAATCTGACCAACCGGGTAACGAGCGCGGAAGGGAAGCTGGAGAGTCAGAGCAGCAGCATCACGAAACTCACGAACGATCTGGCCACGACGAATGCCACAGTTAACAAAAAGGCGGACGCGAGTGCGCTGCAGTCGCTGCAGAGCACCGTGACAGAACAGGGCAAAACCCTGAGCAGCCAGGGCAGCAGCATCACCAGCCTGCAGAACGGGCTGACGACCGCGAACCAGAACATCGCGAAGAAGGCCGACGCGTCAGCCGTCACCTCGTTAAGTAACCGGGTTACCGAAGCCGAAGGGAAACTGACAAGCCAGAGTAACAGCATCACGCAACTTCAGGCATCGCTGATATCCGGCAGTCTGATAGCTAACGGGGGGATGGAATCGGACCTTTCGCTATGGGTGGATTCCGGCACCGGCTCCGCGTTTACGTATGATGCCTGGGAAAAGGCGCTGAGAACGACGACAGGCTCCATTCGTATAGCCAACCAGACCCGCATTCCGGTTGAGCCAGATACGAAATTAACCGTTACGTTTGAATTTAAATCCTCAGAGGCGATGTCGAATATATCCTCTGACTCCGTTGGGGTTATTTCTGACCTGAATAACCCCACCAGCTGGGTGGTATCCAGTACATCATGGTTAAAAGGGATAACGACCAGCTGGCAGACGAAAACCGTGGAGCTGACCATTCCAGCAGATTTTACTGATAATTTCGTCTATCTGCGGTTTGCAGCGGGCGGCTGGGCGCCTTCCACCAGTGCACGACTTTTTATCCGTCATGTAGTTGTGTTTTCATCAAATGGCGTGGCGGGTAAAGCCGACGCCAGTGTCGTGAATGATTTATCGTCAAAGGTTACTGAGCAGGGCAAGACGCTGGCCAGCCAGAGCCAGGCGATCACAAAGCTGCAGAATGACCTGTCGGGCACCAACGCGAACGTGACGAAGAAAGCCGACGCCACTGCCTTAAACGCGTTATCTAATCGGGTAACGCAGACGGAAAAGGATATCAGCAGCCAGGCTGACAGCATTACCAGCCTGAACAGCTCGCTGAATATTAATGCCCGTAAAGGCTCAAACCCGTGGCTGGACGGAACGTTTGAATCCTACGACGCAAACCACAACCTGGGTGGGTCAGCGCGAGTGGTCACCGGGGTCAGTTACTCGGGCGGCAAATGTATGCGCGTTTCGCGCGCACAGAACACGACAGGCAACAGCGATGATTTAATCGGCTCACGCCTTGCCATTCGCGATACGGCAGTATTCAGGGTTGAATTCTGGGCGATGATGCCTGCCGGAGAAAACCCGTCCAGCGGCTGGGTCACTGTCGTCGGTCTCAACGTCCAGAATGATGCGGGTGCGAACTCATGGCTGGGGGCAGCGAATGTCAGCGAATCAGCGCTGGCCGGTCGTGACAAATGGGTTAAATTTTCCGGCTATGCAAAAGCCACAGCGAAAGGCGCGACGCGCGCAGTGGTCTGGATCTCCACGCGCGGAGCGAACGGCAGCAATACGCCAGGCTATAACCTGTATATCGACGACCTGGTTATCACCGATGTCACCGATGCTTACAATGCGCAGGGCACAGCAGACGCGGCGGCCTCTGCGGTTGACTCCCTGACCACGAAAGTCACCCAGCAGGGCGATACGTTGTCCAGCATCGGGAGCCGGACGACGGCGCTGGAAAACGGGCTGAAGACGACAAACAGCACCGTCAGCCAGAAGGCGGACGCGAGCGCTGTTCAGACCCTGCAGAACACGGTGACGCAGCAGGGTAAAGACATTACGGCGGCGAACAGCGCGATAACGAAGCTGACCAGCGACCTGTCGACGACGAATGCCAGTGTCAACAAAAAGGCGGATGCGAGTGCGCTGCAGTCGCTGCAGAACACCGTGACAGAACAGGGCAAAACCCTGAGCAGCCAGGGCAGCAGCGTTACGTCCCTGAATAACAGCATTGTGGCCACCCAGCAGGATGCGGACGCGGCAAAATCAATGCCCGGCAACATGCTGGCGAACAACTCGTTCGAACGCGGTTTTGACGGCTGGAGTAACTCCGGCTGGAGCACGCTGGCAGCGCAGAACCCGAAGTCCGGCAAATACATCATTCAGGCCACGAAGACATCCAGCGGCTCAACGGCCTGTGACCAGGTGGTGAAGCTGACGGGTGGCCAGACGTACCGCGTGGGTGCCTGGGTGCGCAGGTCTGCCGATATGGCCATCAGCAATGCCAGCAATACCAAAATCAGCATCCGCAATAGCTCAGGGCCGCTGAAAGATATTACGATCCCGGCCAGCGTCGGTACTGCATGGACTTATATCAGCGGCGACTATAAGCCGACGGCAGACGCAGAGCTGATCATCTCTCTGCGCTCCAGCCTGTCTGCTGGTTATCTGTATCTGGACGATGCATTCTGCATCGATGTCAGCGATGAGGTGGCCAATACCGTCAACGCTGCAGCCATCAGTTCGCTGACAACGCGCGTGACCAGCGCAGAGGGGAAAATTACCTCGCAGGGGCAGCAGCTCACCAGCCTGCAGAACAGCCTCGGAAATAAAGCGGATGCCAGCGCGGTCAGTTCGCTGACGACGCGGGTCACGAAGGCTGAAGATAAAATCGAATCAACAGCCAGCAGCCTGACCAGCCTGAACAGTACCGTCGGTACGTTATCCTCGACCGTACAGGCCCAGGGTCAGACGCTGGCGGATACAAACGGCAAGGTCAACTCGATGTACTCCATCAAAGTTGAAACAAATAACGGGAAGAAGGTAGGCGCCGGGATCGTGCTGGGCAGCGATGGTTCCACAAGCGACATGATCCTCTATGCCGACCGTTTCTCGCTGTTTAACCGCAACAGCAAGACTGCTGTGCCGGTGATGATTGCTGAAGGAAACGAGCTGTACATTGATACCGCCCGGATTAAGAACGGTTCGATCCAGAACGCCAAGATTGGCGATATTCAGTCAAACAACTACGTTGGGGGCAGTGAGGGCTGGCGCATCACTAAATCGGGAGCCAGCGAATTTAATAATGTTGTCGTGCGTGGGGAAGTTCATGCAAACAGCGGAAAGTTCACGGGTCATATTGAAGCAACCAGTGGTACGTTCAAGGGCAAGCTGGAGGCGCAGGAATTTATCGGGGATATTGCTATTGCCCGTCGCTACGATGATATGGCATTTCGTCGTAACAACAGGGTGCGCCGTAATATTTACTATCAGAATCGTGGTTATGGAATGACCGTTGTTCTTTGCTGTACGTTGCTAATGGAGTCGCCGGGTATTGATAGAAAATATGGCTACACGGTGGATGTTGTGTTTAATGTAGGAGGGCAGCAGGTCACTCGAAAATACCAAATGATGGGTGATAACGGATTTACAGGGACCATTGCACAGGAATTTCGATTTGCAGCTAACCTCAACGCGGACAATAACAAAGTGAGTTGCTTTGTTGAGGCCCATGGAAATGACGCCAATTTTGACTATAGCTGCAGGGTGGAGAACATCACAGCAATGGCATTCCGGACCAGTAGTAGCAGCTTCAGCTAATACGAAAAGGGGCCATACGGCCCCTTCTCATGTTTCTTTGCATCGGTATTGTTGGGTCATTTATAAAAATCCTCCTGCTGGTTAAGGTTGCTCTCCTGCGAACCGTATGCAAAAGCCTGCTGGTTAGCAATTTGCTATTGAGGCAGTGTCATGACTGAAAATTTTTATCCTCGCACTGTTCGCAAAACCATCAATCGGTTAAGTCATTAAAACCTTTTAAGACTATCCACAATCATTACATCAATACCTTACAGCAATAACGAAAATTGATAGGTAAAACCTATATTGATATGTCGCTGAGTTGAAATTACTGTATATATAAACAGTATTTATGTGAGCGAGTTTATTATGCAGTTTTACACGCCCGTTGAGTTACGTAAGATCATCCTGATTCCGTTGTTCAGTGACCTTGTGCAATGTGGTTTTCCGAGTCCAGCGCAGGATTATGTTGAGCAACGTATTGACCTGAACGAGTTGTTAGTTAACCACCCCAGCGCGACGTATTTTGTCAAAGCTGCCGGCGATAGCATGAAGGACGCCGGGATCGGGGAGGGAAATTTACTGGTCGTGGATAGCTCACGAACCGCAGTCCATGGCGATATCGTGATTGCCGCTGTGAACGGGGAGTTTACCGTTAAGAAGCTGCAGCTGCATCCGCGGGTTCAGCTTAACCCAATGAATCCTGCATATTCGCCGATAGTCGTAGGAAGCGAGGATACTCTCGACGTGTTCGGGGTCGTTACTTTCATCATCAAATCGGCTGGCTGA